CGCGTTTGCAACAATTGCATATCCGAGGTTCTGCGCGTCAAAAGGTCCCTTTGCAGTTACTCCAACAACTACTTGTCCTGCTGTGTCGTCACCTGTTGTGAAGCCAGCTCCAACAACAAGCGTGTCACCTGCTATTGCTCGTCCATCGCCGTTAGTAAGCAACCAACCATAGTCACTCGCTGATGCGGCAACTTGGTTTGCTCCCTGTGCCATCTGTACTTTAGAAGTAACTGCAGCTGGATCTACTTCGCTCATTGTCATAAGCGTGAGGTCAGAGTCAGCTACTGCAAGAGCAGTTGAAAGTGCAGTTTCAGGATAAAGTGTCAATGTTGTTGCATTGTTCGTCTTGATCTTGAATGTCTGTCCTTTGCCTGTTCCGTCATCTACTACTCCGATGCCGTCTTCAAATGCTCCTGTCGTCATAGTAGAAGCAGCTCGAGTTAGGTATACGATTCGTCCTTGATTGTCCGTTGAAGAACTCCAAAGATCAGCAGAAGTAACTGCGTTTGGAACGCATACAGCACCGTTTTCAGCTGCTGTATTGAATTTCACAAACTGCCATTCACGTCCGTCTGGTGTACTTGCTCGTTCTCCGAGTTTGAATTGACCGCGTGCGGTTGTAGTCTGATATGCGTTTTGAAATGATATTGTGTCCATTTTGTTTTTTCAGGGTTAGAGGCTCTTAACCTCCCCCAATTTGTATTAGCAATACTTGTAATTTCCCTTTTATGGTGGGTAGGATAACCGTGTGTTTACGTTGTAGCTGTCCAGTTTGTTGTTCCTGTACAGAAATAGATCTTGCTTGCAGGACCATTCAGGAGCATGTCTCCTGCTGTTCCTGAAAGCGTTCCATTTGGGTCAGTTGCATCCTGTGAAAGCCAGATTGTGCAAGTCTTTGTTCCATCAGTCATAACGTAGTGCTTTGTAAACTTACTGTTTGAAACAGCTACGTTTGATGAGACAAAAGGTCGCGCCAAAACTGCTGCTGCATTAGTAATGTTCACTCTGATACCGTCACGCGCTGAAGTGTTTGCTGAGCTATCTACAAGCAGAACTTGTGTTGAACCAGCCGCACTTGTGGTACTAAGGTCAAGCAATACACCTGTAGTTGTTCCTGTATCAACTCCTGTTGAAGAAATGCGTACAAGTGATGTACCTGCTCCTAGAACTGAAGTAGTGTGGGAAACTTTAAGTGCTGTACCTGAACCGACAGTAAGCGCGTTATTTACAATGCTTACCTGATCGCCTGCTGTAGTGTTCACTCCAGTTACATGCAAAGCACTTCCTGAACCTGTAGTACTAGAAGCGGTTATCTTCACAACTGAGCCTGTATAACCTGTAGTTGTTCCTGATTGCGTTACGCTCACAAGAGAACCACTAGTCTGGCCAGTGCTTGTTGAAGATACTGCAACTGCAATACCTGTTGTAAGTGCATTAGCTACCACGCGGACAACTCCTGTTGAAGTTGTTGCCCCAGAAGCAACTACGTTAAGCAAGTCACCTGTTGTCACGAGCACTCCGCTTGAAGTGATTGTGATTCCATGGCCTGAAGTGAGTCCATTTGCTGTAATAAGCCCTACTGTTCCAGTTGTCGCGCTGTTTGCCGTGATAGCTACCACGCTTGCACCTGTGAAGATGCCAGTATTTGTTACAGAGAAGGCTGTAGCTGTAGTTGAACTTGAAGTAATATCTCCAAGAGCAACAACTGCTGATCCTCCGATTGTTGTTGTAGACGGAAGCGTAACTGTTGAGCTATCGCCAATATGTACGTCCTTGTTTGTTTTGAGTCCCTCAAATTTTACGCACGGTACGTAATGTTCTATGAGTGATCCTGTTGCGTCTGCCATATATTTCCTTTTTGATTCCTGCCTCCCCCGTAGTCATTAACTCGGGGTAAAAGCCGAAATATATTAGTTGTTGGTAATCTCCTTGATCTTTTCCACAAGTGTTTTCTTCTTTGGTACTGCAGGCTTGTCCTCTGTAAGCACTCCGTCAACGATTACTCCTCTGTAATTGATGACGGTTTCAGTGCCGTCAGAGTAGTGGATCACCTGTTTAACTATGTGAGCCTTTTCCATAAATTATGAGGCTCCTGCAAGCTGTCCTTGGAGTCGTGGATTTACCGCTACGAAGTTTCCTGCGTAGAGTAGGTATCCGACTTTTGTAAGCTGATCTACTGGACTCATCATCTTTCGGAATTGGAAGCCACGAGTTGACTTCACATTGCCCGGAACTCCAGCCGGAACTGCGTCAGTTGTCTGCTTGAAGTTTGCTGCGATAATGTTTTCATCTTCATAGTTGAATCCTACGAATCCGAATCCCTTTGTATTGGTCAAGAAGAACTTTCCTGAAGGTACTTGTTCATCCTTTGCAATTGGCATACCTCGGAATGTGAGATATACGAATCCTTGGCCACCTCCGTTAGTTGGACCTGTTGGAACTCCACCCCATGCATTCATTCGTGGATATCCAGAAGTTGAGAAGTTAGCTCGAACTGATGGAGTCAAGAGACTTTCGTATGTTGACCAAATCGCCTTAGTGGTAAGACCGAGATCCGGGCTGTCTACTCCAACTGTTGTTGCGTCATCTGCTGTTGCAAGTTTTGCAAGAGTTACTGCACCTGTCGAAGCAAGGTAATACCCTTCAAATGCAGAATATGTTGATCGTGAAAGATCACCGTATGTTGCATAAAGAGTAGAGTCAGAAGCAGCGTTCGCAAGAGAGTCCCAATCGTTGCCAGTTCCGTTACCTGTGTAAAGGTTCTGTGCCATAACGTTCATTAGAGACTGACCTTGTGAGTCAAACTCTGTAGAAAGAAGGTCAACGATCTGTTCATCTTCCATGTTTGCTGTAGTTTCTGCAATAGCTACTACAACTGGCTTGTTTGTCGCCTTAAGATTGAATGTCGCTTTTACACGGTTATTCTGTCGGTCGGTATCAAGTCGGTCTGCAATTCCCATGTTTCCACCGTTTGTGGTGTCTTGGTATTTGATTGCAAACTGGTATGTAACGCCTGATGTCCATGGCTTAAGAATTTGTTTCTGCAAAAATGTCATCAAGCCCGGTGTTCCCGTAGTAACTTGGTCATACACTTTTGGCACTATATATTCACGGGTTGTAGTCGTGACTGCTTGGTTAAAAATCATTTTAAATTAGGTTTTTAGACTGCGCAGAAAGTCCGTAGCTGTAGCAAAGCTGGTTCTGTCCGGTACTGCTCCCCCTGAACTATTCGGCTGAATACTTACAGGGTCATTTCGCTTCTGAATATTGTCAGCTGTCGTTTTCTGAACATTTTTTGCTAGATTCGACATGTCTTTCATATTCTGATGTGCGAGCTTTAAATCACGGAAACCGTACTTTGTGGCGTGCAGGAACAGTGCATTTTCATTCAGCGTTGGTTCGGCTGTCTTGAGTTCAGTAAGTTGTGCACTTACTGCGTCTTCAATAGCCTGTTGCTGGTTGAGCGTTTCCTGTTGCTGTTGCGCTATAGCATCGAGAGTCTGTTGCTTTATCTGATTTGCCAGTTCCTCATAGGTTTGAGGCACATAGTTTGGATCAGCTAAAGGATTCTGCGCAGGTTGATTTGTAATGGGTTCTTCTTTGGCTGCAAGAGCCTGAGATTTGCGCGTATAGTCGGGATAAAAGTTTTCCTTCCATTCCTTACTGAGTGTTAGCGCATCAACTTTTCTGCCATCTGGGAGTTCAAATAACTCTGGTTCTGGCGTAGCAGTTGCTACTACCTCCGGTGTTTCGGTTGGAGTTTCCGTTGTCGGTTGTTCACTTGGTGCAGTTGGAGCTTCCGCTGGGATATTTCCATCTTCACTGGGTACAACTTCAATTGATGTATCTGGCGGCATAATGTTTTTACGACTGCCCCTGTCTGACTTGGCCTTTCGGCTGACAAACATTGCTTGGTCAAAAATTATTTATTTAAATGAACGTGTAGGATGCGCTCGCCCCGTATTTTTTAGACTGGAACAGGTTCTGCTTGCGGTTGCATTTCTTCCTCAGTTATTGGCGAAGGTATTGCAGAAGGTGCTGTGCTCGCTATTTGACTTGGTGTTAATCCTCCAACTGAGAAAGGTACAGGCATTTCTTCTTGCGAGATGCCAACAGCTTCCATTGGATTCTGCTGATACAAAACTGCATTCTTAGACAACTCTTTTGCATTGTCGTAATTGGCGATCTCAAGATAATCAACAGGTGAGATATATCCTTTCTCAACATCGTTCTGTGCCTGTTCAAACTTGAATTCGTCATCAACTGGCAATGTTTTACCAGCAATGATCTTTACTTCGCTTCCCGTTTCAAAGTCATCCTGAATAAGTTCGATCACTTCACGCGCTCCTTCCTTTCCCATCCATTTTGCGTAGTGATATTCTGTGTATCGTGTCTTTGCTAATTGGAATCCCCATGCAAATATTTCTCCTGATACAAAGTCGACAACCTGCACAAGCTCGTTAAGTCGAAGATATGACTGTTGGATAAGCGCAAGACGGCCTGCTTTTGTTTCCTGTCCCTCTCGTTCGCCTCGGAACGCTGAAGTTGCGGCCATGATGTTGTCAATTTCCTGACGTGAGTCGATCATGTCGTCAAATACCATTTGAGGAAGTGCCTGTCCTGTCTCACGCTGAACTCCTGCAACAACGCCTTTGCCCCAAATAACGCCTTTAGTTTCCCAACGGATACGCTGTGCATCGCTCTTTCCCATTACTTCTGCATCAACTTTGAGCACACCATTTGCAAGCTCGCAGTTCTCATCAATATCCATCTTTCGCTTATCAATTGACCGCTGAAGTTCAGCAGAAAGCGTAATCATGTCAGTGCGTCCGATTGGTGTATTTTCGTTGTTGAAAATAG